TGAAACTCGAATGGTCTTTTATGGAAGCGGATTCCGAGTCCAGCGAAGTCCATAAACTTTGCGTATTCCAGTTCTGGTAATCCGATGAGGCTAGGTGCGCGTAATAGTGTGTGGTATAGGCGGTCTGTGTGATTGCTCCGAGTGACATCTGTTGTGCCAAGTTCATAGAGAATATCCTGCGCAAGGCTTCTGTCAGCATCTAGTGTACCTTCCCACTCCAACTTAGTACCTTGAGCCCAGCGAGACTGGCTCTGCATATCAAGCTCATCGCCTGTATTGAGGATAAGGTCAAACTTCTCTCGCTTTACTAACTTGATAAGATTCTTAACAGCTTGCTCATGGTGATACGGGATTTGTAAATCCGATATAACAAGATAGCGGGCTTTAGTCATCGTCCTCATCTTCGTAGTTGCCGAACTTCTCTGGATCGACAGGGTTAGGCAATATCCATGCAGGGTAGGCATTAGGTTCAGTAATCATAAACATGGCTACATCTTCTTTGAAGCCTGCTCGTTTGAGACTACAGAAATACTCATAAAGCCCAATGCAATAAGCATCTAGCTTTGAGTAACCTTGTTCCTCTAATGCCTTAGTTGCTTTTCTTGCCATGAGATAATTGTTACCTCTCTAGAAGTTGAATCACTGTTTCGACACGCGCTTCAAGACGAGTCATTCTATCATTCATAGAACTTCCGCCATTTGGCTTCAGTTCTGCGAGGTAATGCTTTACTAACCATCGCACTGAGCCAATAAATGAACCAATAACTGTCGTAGCAGCAACAGCAAGAGCCGCCATGTCCACCGCAGTCATTACTTTTTAGGTGTGGCATATCCAAATACACCAGCGAGTAGAGCCCAGAGTACTGAGCGATAGTCAGCTGCAAAGTTTGATGCAGCCCATGCTGCTAGGAATGCTCCAGCAGTTAAAAAGTAAGGATTCTTGATGTTCATTAGTTTCCGCCTAACATAGGTATCTGATAAAAGTCACCATTGTTATCAGCTTCTTTCTTAAAGCTGATATGCATGTGATGATTGTGCTTATTCGCCCCTGTGTATTTACGCCACTTCCATCCGAGAATGGGAGACGCAATCCTGCCGTCAAAGATGATATAGGCAATTCTTTTGCCATTACGCTTTGCAAAGATTCGAATCTCATCTGCAAGATCGGGCATGATGTCTGGCTTGGCTTTGCCCGATAAATCACGGTCAATGTCGATAGCACGAACCCATCCATCCACATCTGGAATATGATCAGACTTGCCTTCACGCATGTGCCTGATATCTGCGACCCAGCCGTCAGACGCACGATCACGCTCTGAGAAGCAATCATCAATCTGTTCCCTTAATTGGATGGCAGACTTAGATAATCTTGGCTTCATTAGCCAAGTAACAACTTTGCTTCATCGGCAGTAATGCCCAGTTTTGCAAGAAGGGCAGCTTTATCGGCTCCTACCTTAGAATCTTGCTCTGCTTTCCAAGCATCATATTGAGCAAAGCCAGCTTCAAATTGCGCTTTAGTAATTGGCTCACACTTTAAAAACGTGATGCCTTCATAATTGTCGCCAACATTGTACCAACCGCCATTAGGAATAAGCATTTTTAAGACTTGTCCACTTGTAGCCATTATGCACCAATTTCCATGAGAATTATTGAAGAGAAACCATTTTGACTATAACCGTAATCTTGTTGGACTGCTACATAAGCCGAATTTGCTAAACTGCAGAAAGTTGTTTTATATGTTGTTGCAGAAGTAGTTGAAGGCGAATCTAAATATGCCATAGACATATAACCAGCCATTTCTGGAGTACCTGAAACGAAAACATTTGCGTCATATCTTTGCAAAGTTGTTGCACCGCGTACTAATCGCATAGATGGAATTTCATTTGGGTCTTTATAAATATTTTGAGAAACTAATACTAGTACCTTGCTCGTTGAAGCTGCTGGAGTAATAGTTGCCGATAAACCAGTGTCAGTGTAAGTGTTAGTAGAGTTATTGACTGTTGTTGAAGTGCTGCCCATAATGACCTGCAATACTTTGCCACCGCCTGCTGGCGTAGCCCATTTTAAGCCTGTTGCTGTAGTCGAATCTGCTGTGAGTACGGTTGCATTAGCGCCTACTGCAAGCTTAGTGTAAGTGTTTGCTGCTGAACCTGCATATAAATCACCCTTAGCAGATGGGTTAATGAGATTAACCGTTCCCGAAAGGTCGTTCATGTTTGTTGCGCTCAGGACATCGCCTGTTGCGTAGTTAGCCTTTGTAGGCCAGCCTGCTGCCATTATCTGCTCCTTCTAGTAGCTAAATACGGATGTTCCAAGAATACCGTATAATGTCGAGTCGAGTATGAAACCATCGATTATTGGCTCCATAGTTATGAAAGTCGTAATCCAAGAATTAGGGGTAATATCGTGACTTACTCCTTGTACCTGTAGGGTCTTGGTTATCGTTGATCCGCTATCGGTTGTATTGGTGATAGTGACTGGGTCAAAGTAATCAAGACTAAGTCCTGCTGTTACTCCTGCCGTATAACTTGGAGTCATGAGATCAAGAGTCAAAGCATCAATGCGGATGCTGGTGTCCTTGCGAGAAGCTACATAAGCCTTAGCAAAGTCCAGAGCTACTGCATCGGTTTCCATAAGCAAGTTTTGTTGAGTGTACGAGTGCAGGAAGTAAGTATCGATTGAAGTGGCATCACTGGCAGTTTGAGTAGTGCCGCCTGTACGCTGGATATTGGCTTGGTTATAGACAAGCTTGTCATCAAAGGCGAACTTGACATTGGCATAAGAAATGCCTGTGCCAGTCTGGTTAAAGACTGTTGGAGTACCACCAATAGACGATGTCGTAAAACCTCTATCTTGGAATACAGCATTTCCAGCAGGATCAACATAGAAAGCGCCATACTCAGTCAGTTCAACTGTCTTAAGAGCTGTAAGAGCTGCTCTAGAGCTTGCAGGGTCGGCTTGGCAGGTTGTTTGTCCTGTGTCAATATCACGCATGGATGAAGGCCAACTAATTGTGTCTAGAATTTTGCCAATACGAGTGCCAGTAGTTTCACCTGCTACAGCGCCAGTTACTGTGGTGATTGCTGAGGTATTAAATATCTTGAAAGCATCAAAGGCTGTAATGGTGACATAAGCAGTCTCTTGGCCTTGAGGATAGGTGTAGCGATATTCTGCTGTATAACCTGAAAAGAGATAATAATCAGTACCGCCATAACTGGCTGAGATTCGGAGTTTTCTAGCTGGTTGTAGATAGCCATAAATCGGAGATGATGTATTCTGAGGATTGAAATCACCATTAGGGTCAAGGATTCGAACAGTTGCTTGACCAGCATCGTAAGTATCTTGCAATAGATTGCGACCTCTACGAATAGCGATATTGGTTGTAGAAGTTGAATAATCAATAACTAGAGCAGCATTATCTGCTAATACATTTGTACCAAGGATACCCTTAGCAGGATCATCTAAAGTAAAAGGAATGCCGTAGCCAGGACCATTAGCAAAGTTAATAGATACTGAAAGGGTTGCTGGAAGCGCCATTAGATAGCCGTAATAACTGCCTGACGGCTATATCCAATAGCTGACCCAGCCCATCCTGATTGAGCAAGTGCATCGTTAATGGCTTGGTTAAGGTCATTCTGAGCAATTACAGAACCTTGAACGGTTGTGTTAATAGTGACACCTGCCGTTGAACCAGCAGTACCACCACTACCAGCTGTAGGTACTTGAGGCATTACTCCAGTAGCGCCACTTATCCCAGCAGCAGCTGCTGCTTGAGCTGCGTATCTTGCACCTGATAAAGCCTGCGCGAACGATGCACCGCCCGCTAATCCAGCAGCTAAAGAGTTTTGAGCAATGGTGTTAGTCAATTCAATAGATTGACCTCCAACTTCAATCAAAGCTCGCTTGACTCCGTCTAGACCAATCTCCCATGCGATAAATGGATTACCCACATCCATAGAATAAACCTCAGATAAAGTAGCTTGAAGCGTTATTACTTTGGCTTGGACTTCACTGAGTGCTTTTGTGTAGGTATCAATCTGGCTGATATTTTCATCTTGGATAGCCTGCATGAGCTTTAGCCGAATACGATCTTCTTCTGAAATTTTACCCTTGAGAGCTGCTTCAATCTGAATCTTTTGTAAATCAAAGATTGATTTAGCCTTAGCCAGTTTTAACTGTGCAGCAGTTACTTTAAGAAGTTCTTTTTGACTTTTAGTAGTAGTCGCTGTTGTTTTATTGAGATAAGAACCTGATTGAATTGGGTTCTTTTGATTAGCAACTTCTTCAATTCGTCTGGTTTTTGCACCAGCTTGATTCAATAGAGTTATGTAACTACCAAGAATCGGAATGGCTTGAACTATATTTGCCCCTGTTAATCCACCGATTCCAGGAATCTTCTGTATTGCAGCAGCCATAAGTCCAAAACCGCGAATGACATCAGCAGTATAGGTTGCTAGGTTTTCCATATCTGTTGCTAGATTAGAAACAGTCTTATCTCCAGATAGCACAACCAAGGCATCTATAATGCCTTTTCCAATGATTTCCTTTACATTTGCAGCAGCAACGCCAAGCTTGGCTATTGATCCTGCAAAAGTAGCAGCCGATTCAGCAGCTGCACCTTTAAATGTTTTGGCTAACTGGCTAGTAATTTCCTCGAAGGATTTAGTCTTGAGGTCTGCCTTGGATATTCCTACTCCCAATTTAGCGAGGGCAGTGTTGTTGCCTAGATAAGCCTTGCTTAATGCCCCTGTTACGGATGATAAATCTTTGCCAGTTGAAGCACTTAGGTCTAATGCAAGACCAAGTAATTTCTGAGTCTTGGCTGTGTCTCCAGTTGCTACAGCTAATTGCTGATAAGCAGGGCGCAATAAATCATCAACAACGCCGAACTCGCTTTGTAGTCGCTGAATGTAAGACTCAGCAGAAGCGGCATCTCGCTCTAAACCGACATTCTTAAGAGCTAGAGCAAGTTGCTTCTGAGCCTTCTGATCATCAGCTGCTGCTTTCACGGAAGCCTTTGCATAGCCAAGAATGGCTGCTGTTCCTAAACTAACGCCTAGGGCTTTGCCTAAACTTTTAGCCGACTTAGTGAGTTTATCTGTTGCAGTTTCCGCTTGTTTAAAGGCTTTCTTGCCAGTGAACTCTGCTGCGACATCAATAATAATGCTCATGCGGTTGCCTTCTTAAAGTCTTTGCTGGCCTTTTCAATAGCTCTTAAAACACCATCTCGAGCTGCGCCTCTATCTTCTTCATAAGCACGAAAGAGAACTCGCCCACGGTCTTTGTTTTGACCCTTAAACTCACCTGCATATTTACTGTTTTGGTTCTGAACGAATTGACTAGATGGAGTCTTGCGCCCCATTGTTTCATAAATAGCACCAGCTGCGGACTTGTTAAATAAACGCGCTAATGATCTAAACCCTCTGTTATTAGGCTTAGATGGAGTTGTCTTGTATGAAATGCCTCGCTTAGCTGCGCTGGCATCATAGAGCGGAAATCTGCCAGTGTAGTTATCGCGTGTACGCCATCCGCTAAGGATTGAGCCGTTATCTGGCAGATAGCCTTTAGCGACCTTCACAACAGGTTTTAAGGCCGTTGCAATCTCTTTTGGCATTTGCTTAGCAAGGTCTGGAGTATAAGCGCGTAAAGCCTTACGGAGTTCAATACCGCCCTTTACGCTTACTGGCATCTTGAATCTCCTTTGCTTCATCTTTGAGACCCTGCAACAAGGCTTGAAGCATTATTGGGTCTAAATTTAATAACTGCTGTGGCGCGATTCCCAATCTAATGCTCAATCGAGCTATTAGATAGGTGAATGGATAATCGCGCTTTAAGCTAAAGGGTCTGAGTCAAGTACCTCAACACTCTTAAGTGTCTCAATAAACTCAATCCCAAACGGCTTAACAGTTTCACCTGATCTGCGTATTACTTCCCATGACAACCAATAGAGCATTCCTTGCATTTCTTGCTCACGAAAGGCACGATGGAATCCTACCTTGTGATGCAACTCGAATGCGTACTCCACTGCTGGAGTAATTTCGCCTTCGATAACGCTTTCATCTGTTCGAACTATCTTAAGTTTTGCCATGGTTAGCCCCCTTGTTTAATTGTTTAGAATGTGCCTGTAGTTGCCACTGCAACTGTTGAGTTAGCAGTGAATGTAATTGACATAGTGCCAATGTCTGCTACAGCACCATTGATGTCTGTAGTGTTATTGACTAGCAATGAAACAGTGTAAAGAGGGTTAGTAGCAGATACTGCTGTTCCCTTTGTCTGTAGGAATACACATGTAACTGTTGTTCCCCATGCAGCTTGAAGTGTTGCAAGGACATTGGCTGACGCTGTGTCGTTTAGGAAATCAATAGTTACAGTAGATGCTTCCAAGCCCTTAACGAACTTGTGTGCTGTGTCGCCCATTGCAGTGACTTCTAGCTCATCAAATGAACGATTGATTGTTACTGCTGTTACATGGTCAGAAAGATCAACAGTGTTAATCTTAACGCCTACATTGTTATTTAGAAATACAGCCATTAGGATTATTCCTCGTCTTTCTTAGTAGATGCTGGCTTTGGTGTTGGTGTGCTAACCTGCCCGATTTTTTTCAGGAAGGCTTCGTTCTCTTGTTCCCACTCGGACATATTAACTCCAACTTGTTAGGATTGATACGGACATCTCGCAGCTGAGAAGGTCTCCCGAAGCAGCATTGAGAACACTAGGCGCACTGATTGCGCTTACATTATAGACCAGAGAAGATGCAGCAAGTAGGTTAAACACTCGAACCACAAAATCTTCTATGCCATTGAGGTTGCCTTCATTATCAAATAAAGGCGTAGTGATAATAATCTTAAAATTAGCCATTGGACTAATAGTGATGTGCTGATTATTGCTTGGAACGATGTATTCAGAATCTGGGCTAACAATAACTGAATTAGCCAATACTGTAGCAGGCGGAAATGCGAAGGTCTGCCATTTTGAGTTATCGACTAGAGCTGTGGCTAATGTCGTTCTAAGTGTGGTAATCGCAACTGGCATTATCCCACCATTGAGCGAGGGTCTAGTGCGTGGGCTATCAATCCTCGCACCTTAGCGAGAAGCTGTGCGCTCATTCGGTAAGGGCTTGGCTGGAAATCGACTGCGTTACTGCCTGAAAGGGTGGCTGTACGCGCTTGCCAGATTTCAACAGATACCATTAAAGCTGCGTTCTGAATTGCTGTGTCGGTCGTGTAATCAACTGTTGCAACGGCTGCAACTTGTCCAAAAGGCGTAACTGTATGTCGAGGCTGTGCTGTTGGGGAGCCTGTCACAGCATAAGTGATAGATGTATCGCTCATACCAGTAATCGCTTTAGATCCGTTATGTGGTGCCCCATTACCAGTAATAGTTACTGTTTGACCTACATAAAAAACATCATTTATAGATTCATTGAAATATAGTGTGCCCTCTGTTGTTGTGTTGCTGTGTGCCACATTAAATGTGTAGTTGTTCCAAAGCATAGGAAGCAGGACTGCATCAGATGCATCACATACTTCTTGAAGAACGGCATCAGTATACAAGGTACCGACTCCGAGAGTGCTGCGGAGTTCTGAAACTGTTGTAAGTGCCATTCCCATTCCTTTCTAAAGACTAAGAGGGGCAGAGGGCTACTGCCCCTCTTAGCGACTTAGGGTTGCTTAGGTAAGGTTGAACTTACGGATAGCAAGAGGGTTCTTGACTGCGATAGCCAAATAACCATAGACAGCGATTTCAACCTGTCCTGAACCTAAAACCTGAACCTGCAAGCGAGTTGTAGGTGATTCGTAAGTTGTGTATGACTCTGGTGAAACGATGTAGCAAGAGTTATCAATAACTCCAGATACTCCAATGTTTGGATCAACATAAAGGTTGAGTCCCAGAACTGAGCCAGTTAGAGCTGTTGGAGCAGTTGCACCTGAAGCGTTAGCTGGTTGTGATGCTGTGTAGAGGCTACGACCCGTTGAATCTGCGTAACCCATGATTGCAGCCCAGACATCTGTTGAAGCAACAAGGTTACGAGCGAATTGGCCTGTTCCCTTGTAAGCAGCAGCAGTTTCTGTTGCTACGAATGACTGGAATCCTGCTG